AAGTAAGACAGCAAGCAAAAGGATTTGTGAAAGCTTTGGAGGTGTTGATATGAGTTTCTATGGCGTAGTAACACAGTGTTTAGAGAGAATTGAAGCTCTTGAAAAGAAATTGCAGGAGCTTGAGGATTTTAATACGCCAGCTGAGCAAAAGTTAGAATTATTGAGAAATCAGATTGATAGAGTTGACAAAAGACTAGAAGACCTTGAGACAAAAACAGCATCAGATTTGTCTCAACTAGTTGTTGCAGAAAGCGCAACAGGTGAAGAGCAGGATTGCCTTTGGGTGGCGAGAGACGAAGGTGGCCTTTTTGCGTTTTCTCAAGAACCGGAGTTTTTTCGCGGTGAGTGGTCTTCAGATGGTGATTACTATAAGTTGCCAGACAATTTACTCCCACAAATCACCTTCGAAAACAGCCCACAAAAGCTGGTGCTTGAATCATCTATTTCCAAAATGGAAACAGTTGAAAAAGATGTACTTGATAAGTTGAAATCGTTGCTTAGTCGTATTGATAAAGACTATGAAGAAAATTTGGAATACAGTCATTACGAAGAAGGGCAACAGGACTTGATCAAAGAGATTCGGGAGGTTATCGAGTGAGTGAAGAAATTTTCGAAAATAACCAACCTAAACTATCGCCGAAAGGCTGGCGCACTTGCGCTATCTGTGGCGACCAATTCAAAAGAAAACGCGACAAACACAAAGAGCAGGGAATAGAATTGATAATTCCGGCAACTTGGTGTAGCGATTGTTACTTGTTGCCGTTTTGAAGAAAGGGAAAAAATGGATCAAGATTTTAAATTAGATTTGCTGACAGACGAAATCACCGAGCGGTTTTTTGAAGCCGCCCACAAAGAGAACGCGGAGCAGGAAGGGCGAACCTATCTTGGGGCTTCAATCATCGGTCATCCATGCTTGAGGCGACTCTATTATTCCTGGACAGCCGGAAGCGTTCCAGTGGAGGGAAGGGTTGCACTCATCTTCAAAGTAGGACACGCGCTTGAGGATTTGGTTATCAACACTCTAAGAAAGGCAAGTTATGAAGTTGACGGGCAACAGCTCGGTTTTTCTGATTTTGACGAGCGCTTCAAGGGCCACGCTGATGGAATAGTTAAAAACCTGATCCAAACCGAAGACGGAAAATTTCACGATGCGATTCTTGAAGTAAAGACAGCGAACGACAGAAAGTTTAAACTCTTTCAAAAAAATACAGTAGTCAAAACTGACGCGAATTATAAAGCTCAGGCGCATGTATATATGCACTACTTCAAAAAGCAGTATTGTCTTTTCGCGGTCATCAACAAGAACAATTGCGATATATACTTTGAAGTCGTCGAATATGACGAAGAGGTAGCGCAGGAGATGCGAAAAAAGGCGCATTTTATCTTCAACGCAAAGAGCGAGCCACCGATACCAGAAGGTTTTAATCAAGATTGTTTCGAGTGCATGTATTGTGGGTATAATACGGCTTGCTATGGTCAGAAAGATTTACCGTTTTAGGAGTTTGGAAAATGAAAAAAATTGACGAAACAGGAACAGACGAAATCAGAGTGCGCGCTCAAAACTTCGCGATGCTTTGCACTAATATCTATGCAATGGAGTTTTTCAGGAAGCAACACGCGCACATGATCCTAGGAACTGGAAAAGTTCACGGCGTAGAATTTGCCATTTTAAATATGTGGGGCGATATTGTAATAGTGATCCAGGGCACAAACGACCTAAAAACAGCCCTGCATGATGGAATGATATGGAAAACGTCCGAGGGTTTGGAACCGTTCAAATTTCACGCAGGATTTAACCGGATAGCTTCGAAAATATCTGACTTTCTTATTGATTGGGACATAGTAACTTCAAAAAAAATATACATCACAGGTCACAGCGCTGGCGGTGCAGTAGCGCAAATATTGGCGTATCACTTAGAGATAAGGCACGAAATAGAAGTTGAAAAAGTCTACTCTTTTGGTGCGCCATTGATTACAACTCACGGGCACGCTTGCAGATTGCAGGCAGGCCACATAGCGAAAAAGATATACAATTTCATGCTTGAAAAAGACGAAGTTACAGACGTGCCCGTAGGCTTACCGTTCTTTTATGATTATCAGCGAATAGGTAGGCTGTTCTGGCTCAACGTAGGAAACGTGCCCGAAAAAGCGTACACGACAACAAAGTACAGGCGCATCACGCGAAACCCGCTAAAAAACTTCTGGTTTGAAACCGTTGACGATCATGCGCCATTGCACTACTTTCGATGCTTGAGTAAGTTAAAAGTTATCGTTTAAGTTTATCTGATAGAATGGAAATATTTCAAAAAGGAGTAAGCATGGAAGATTTATTAAGTTTGTGGCCGATTGCCTTGGTCATCATTGTGACTATTTTAGTAAAGAAGAGAAAATCAAATAACGGGAATTTGGAGTAGTATTATTTCATTATTTGAATTGTGTTAAAATTGAAAGGGACAGGATGAGTGAAAAATTGAAATCACCAGAAAAACGAGTCGTCAATATTTACGATGGCGAAAAGTATAAGCTAGTAACAACGCCAAAAGGCGACAAATACGTTTTGGATTCAGGAGAAGAAAATGAAGATGAAAAAAAATCACGGAAATGAGCCAGCGCATATTAAAGCATCAATTGCAGGTAAGCAGATGGCGAAAAAGCACAGCCCTGGATTGATTGCACCAGCGCACAATAAGCAGGCAAAGAAGAAGTAAGACAATCGCCCGAACGCCTCTGATTCAAGCGCAACTTCGGGCCTGTTTTATTATTACTACTTATGCCGATTCAGAAAGTTAAAGGCGGTTTTCGCTACGGTTCACGCGGTAAAGTCTACAAGACACGCGCAGAAGCAACAAAGCAAGCAAGAGCGATTCATGCGAGCGGATACAAGAAGCGGAAGCGACCTGGTAAGAAGAGAAGGACTTGATGATGGGTGAGAAAAATAAAGGCGGTAGGCCAAGAATTGAGTTTGACGAAAACGACTGGCGACAGCTTGAAGAGATGGCACAAATTCATTGTACAGGTGAAGAAATGGCCTCGATTTTGGGAGTGAGCTTCGATACTTTAGAGCGTAGAGTTAAGGAAAAGTTCGGTATCAGTTTTGCGGATTGGCATAAAAAATTCAGTGATGGGGGCAAAATGTGCCTACGTCGAAAGCAGTATAAGAAAGCTGTTGATGATGGAAATGTGCCTATGCTCATCTGGCTCGGCAAGCAATGGCTCGGACAAACTGACAAGATCGAAAACGAGTCTGGCACGCAAATAACCATCGACGCTGATTTTTTCACGAACGCTAAAAACAACAAAGACGGCAAAGACTAGAAAAGTGTGATATACTGTTGTCAGTTTTTCATCTAAACCCCCTTTCGTTTAGAGCCCCGGTCATGTTTTCCGCCGGGGCTTTTTTCAATGCTAAAATAAACCCAAGTCACTAACAAACGTCAGTTGACTCCATAGAGGTTTCGACCGCTGAACCAGCTTGGCAAATCAGCGGTTTTTTTCGTTGTGATAGAATTAACTTTGTTTTCACTTCAAGAAAGGTTAAGTCATGCAAATCGTGCGCAACATTTTTCTATTCATAATTTTTTCAAAAATCGCCTTCTCAGCGCCATCGAATGATTACATTCACGAGATAGCCAAAGGTAGCTATGGCAGTCGAAAAGCTTTAATCCACCTTCACGGAATCAATCGGACAACTATCACTACCGAAACCGTTTGGAGTCAGGGCGGTGAGTATAACTGGCTCGATACCGCCACACTTGTCGAAATTTCAAGTTCTGACAATTCGGACGCGGTTACAATTACTTTAACCGGGCTTGATTCCAGCTACGCAGTAACAAGCGAAAACATAACCGTTTCAGGTAATTCGATTGTAACGAGCACAGTCGAGTTTTTGAGAATTAACAGCGCCGAGAACGCTACAGATACAGAATTTGACGGCGATATCGCAATAGCAATCGAGGGCGCGTCATGGTCTAGCGGAGTAGCGCAAAACACAACCGAAGTTATAGCATTGCTTGATGCGCTGGATCAAAAAAGTTCAAAAGCTGTATATACAGTTCCTGCAGGGAAAAAATTTATTATTTACGACATATTTTTATCTTCCGACGATACAAACGAATCTGAATGTATTTTGTATGTGCGTGAATTTGGGAAGGTATTTATGCCTGAGTTTAGAGATATTATTTTTAAAACTCGTGGACTTGCTTCTACTAAAATGATACCGATCATAGCGCCTGCAAAATCTGACATTGATTTGCAATGTATTCAGAGTTCAGGAAATGCGAAGATAAACGCCGAAGTGTTTGGAGTGCTGGAATAATGGCTAAAGTTCCAGAGCGCGTGAAAACGCAAATGAAAAAGAACGGGCTAGAGGGTGTGAATAAGCCGAAGCGCACGCCAAGTCACCCGAATAAGTCACACGTTGTCATGGCGAAAGAGGGTGATAAGTACAAGCTAATCCGTTTTGGACAGCAGGGTGTGAAGGGTAGCCCACCAAAGAAAGGTGAGAGCGAAGCCGACAAGAACAGGCGCGCAAGCTTCAAGGCGCGCCATGCTCAAAATATCAAGAAAGGGAAGATGAGCGCGGCGTACTGGGCCAATAAGGCGAAATGGTAGCTATATCCTACAAAGCCAGCCCGACTCTCGCATCATTCCATTCAGATGATAGTTTCATCCGCTGTGTGCGTGGCCCTGTTGGTTCGGGTAAATCAGTGGGCATGTGCTGGGAGTTATTCGGGCGAGCTTGTAGACAGAAGCCAAACGACAAAGGGATAAGAAAGACGCGCGCGGTTGTTATTCGCTCGACGTATCCTGAATTGAAATCGACGACCATAAAAACTTACATGGACTGGTTCGGCGATATAACTAAAATCAAATATAATTCACCTATCGAGGCTGTGACGACTCTTCGCCTGCCTGACAAAACGACTGTTGAGCTGGAAATTTTCTTTGTTAGCGCAGACAAAGAGAAGGACATTAAGAAGTTCAAGTCGCTAGAGATGACTTTCATCTGGATCAATGAAGCATCGGAAGTTCCAGAACATATCATTGACGTAGCGACACAGCGACCGGGCCGTTATCCATCAATGCGTGACGGTGGGCCGACTTGGCGCGGTATCATAATGGACACAAACCCGCCTGACTTTGATTCGTGGTGGTACGAAGCAGAGAAGGCCCCGCCGACTATCAACCTTCAAGACGGTACGGCAGAGAGTTGGGGCTTTTTCATTCAACCGCCCGCGCTAATCAGGCAGGTAGACAAAAGCTACAAGCCGAACCCTGATGCAGAAAACATCGAGAACTTAGACGGTGGCTATGACTACTACTTTCGACAGCTTTCAAAAAAATCTATGGAATGGGTAAACGTCTTTATTCTCAATCGCATCGGCTCTATTTTCCCTGGCTCATTTGTCTATCCAGACTACGATCCAACGCCGACCGGAAACCACACAACGCGACGATATAACGAAAATTGCTCAAACTTAATATGGACGCACGACCAGAACTTCACGCCGCTTTCGAGCGCGATAATTCAGCGCTACAAACAAAAGGACGGCGGTGGATACAAGGATTACATCATTGATGAGATTGTGCTAGATAGTGCGGTCGCTAAAAACTCAGCTCTTGAGTTTATCGAGCGATATAAAGGCTATCGCGGAATGGTTGAGTTGTGCGGTGACGTTCGCGGTAATGTAGGCGCGAAACATGGACACACTTCTGATTTTGAATTGATAGAGAAAATGCTACGCGATGCAGGCTTTAGGGTTACGAACCGCGTGCCGACGACCAACGGGGCAATCAAAGACAGACAGAACAGCTTACGCGCCAGGCTATGCGATGCCGAAGGCGTTAGAAGGCTTTTTGTCAATCCTGAGACAGCGCCGATGGCAGACAAGTCTTTAGCTATGACGAAGTTAAAAGAGGGTAGCACGTACCAAGAAGAGGACGCGCGTTGGCAACATATCGGGACAGCCATCGGATACTATAGCGCTGTTCAGTATCCGGTTAAGGGTAGCGTTCATACTCAGTTCAAGTGGGCAAGAAATTAAATTTGTTAGAATATAGGATATTCTCATAGGTAGGTTGTTTTATGAATAATGCAGGACGCGGAGCCGTCACTAATGACGGACATTTAATTGAAAGAAGTGGTGACATTGGTTCGATGGGTGCGCGTTCTCTTGCGTCTCCCGATATGATGCAAAAGACGCATCCCGATTTCCAAGATATGATAAAAGAAATCGAAATGATTGAGGATTTGCGCCAAGGGACAAGAAGGCTTCGCGATAAGCATGATATATACCTGCCTAGATTTGAGAAAGAGGGGCAGATAGGCTATCAAAGGCGCGTTGCACGCTCTTTTCTCTATAACATCTACGAGAGGGCAGAGGACAGCTTTATCGGTATCGCAACACGCAAAGAGGCGCAGATTGAAAACTTCACTGGTTTAGAAGAGGCGTTTTTTGAGAACATGGACGGCGAAGGATCGGGGCTGACTAACTTCATCGCTCAATCTATCAAAAAGTGCTTCGATGGTCACGGCGCGATATGGGTTGATTTCCCAAAAGGAGAGATAGCATCACGCCAACCTGTTTTTCATTTGATTTCAGCTTCAAGCATTATCGACTGGAAATTTTCCGAGGACAGCGCTAGCAGGCTTTCATATATCAAGATGGTTTTTAAGAAGCGCATGTCTACGGGTGCGGATTCAAGCCAAGAGGTCAGAAAGTACGTCGAACTTTTTCCAGGTTATTACAAGATAACCGAAGTTGTTAGCGGTGGCGAAACGAAGCTTTTAGACGAGGGCGAGATAGTAAATTCGCAAGGCTCGATTATAGACTTTGTGCCTGTTATTCTTTTCTTCGGAAAGCGCCTGAGCGGTGGGGAATTGTATTCAAAGCCACCCATGATTGACTTGGCTTATCTCAATATTGAAATGTTTCAGATTGATAGCGACTTTAAAAATAGCTTGTCACTTTCTAACCTTCCTAGTCGAGTTTATACCGGGCTAAGCAAAGAGCAAGCCGAAGAGATGGGTACAATTGAAATTTCAATAGGTCACGCAGAAGCGCTACCCTCTGGGGCTGATGTGAAATATTTGGAATGGAAGGGAACGAGTCTACAGCTAACACGCGAAGTTATTGATGACACTGTTGAGCGTATGCTTGAAATGGCGCTTGCAATGCTAAAAAAGCGCAGTGGCACGCAAAAGACCGCAACCGAAGCAATGATAGATACAAACTCTGATTCGGGCTCTATTGCAAGGATGGTCGAAGAAGTTGAGACAGCGATTAACAAAGCGGTTCGTATGTCCTCGGTTTTCACTGGTGTTCAGACTCAGGGAAAAGTCACATTGAATCGTGATTTCTACTCCAGCGTTGCAACGCCTCAGGAATTGCAAGCAATGCTTCAATATTGGGTATCAGGTGCTATCAGTAGACAGACTTTGTATCGTTGGATGGATCGAAACGAAGTTGTTAAAGATTTGGAAGTCGAGAGAGAGAAGGCTTTGATTGAGCAAGACGATTTGATGGAAAGTTTAGAAGATACGAATGGCTGAAAGTATTCTTGATGAGGCCATCATGGCTGTGTTACTTTTGAGGCGCTACACGAACGCCAGCCTGAAAGAGCTTGAGGAATTGCTAGAGTTATCCGAGGCTCGCATCATTGCCGACCTACAGCGCACGCAAGGCGAAAAGCCACGTCAGCGACTTCGATTACTTCTAGCGCGAGTCAATGAATACTACAAAGAGCCGTTTGCAAATTTCCCGGACGCATTGAAAGAGGAAGTGAAAGAAGTCTCGGAGGTAGTACACGACAGCACCGCCTCAGTTCTTCTATCTCACTCTAAAGAGTTGGGCGTAGCTCAATCAGGCGCGTCCTTTTTAGCTTTTACAGATATTCCAGAATCGGCAATTATGCGCGTCATCGACTTCAATAGACCATTAGCAGGTGGGCTCCTTGTTAAGGATGAAATAGCACTCCAGAAGGCGCAGACTTTAAAACGTGTACGTGCTGAGATTGCGGACGGTCTTTTGCGCGGTATAGGTAACGAGGAAATAGCTAGAAACGTGAGGCGAGCAAGCGACAGGACAAGACGCGCTTCACGCTCTATTGTACGCACAACAACGGCGGACGCAATGAACCGCGCAAGGGTTGAAGCGGAAAGCCAGTTTGAAAGCGTTGTCACTGGTTATGAGTGGTCAAGTATACTCGACGGTCGTACGACTTTTGGGTGCGCTTCGCTCAACGGGAAAATATTACCTACTCGCGAAGCTTTTGAAAAGTTGGTGGGTAGGTCGCCTGCTGTTCCTCGGCATGTCAATTGTCGCTCGATGATTTTACCGCGCACCAAGCTTTCAGACATTAGCGACGAAGAGGACAGAATATTCGCATTGCATAACAAAAAGAAAGTACAGCACCGAGGCGAGCCACGCGAAACAAGCACGAAGTTCCAGGTGAAAGAGGCAGGGAAAATAACGCTTGACCGCGACAACTTGAAAGGCAATCAATCGCTTTCTGATTTATGGGCTCGCAAGATGGTAGACGGTGACGCGACTCGCGGATTCATTCAGGAGTATTTAGGGCCGACACGATACAAACTTTGGAGCGAGGGGAAAATAAACTTTCGCGATATGGTGGACTCAGATTTTGAGCCGTTGACAATCGCGCAGATTAAAAAAAGGTTGAGTAAATGACAATTTTTGGAAGAGAAGTTTTTGGGTTTTACCTACCTTTTATCGGTTTTGCTTACGTCCCATTTTTCGCCGATGAGCCACACATTTACATGACAGAACAAGAGATTGAAGATTGGGAGCGCGATCCATGGTTCAGCGAAGTTTTTCTTTTCAATTGGCTAGGGCTTAGCTTTTACCTTTGGAACCAGGAGAAATTTCAGTTTGAAGAAGAAGACTAGAGTCTGCAAAAACTGCGGTGAGGATCGACCCTCAAAATTCTACAAAAAACGCCGTGATGCGGTTTGTCATGCTTGCTTGAAAAAAAGGCGAAATGAGCAGTACAAAGAAAGAACGCGATCAATCTGCACAAAACTTGCTTTCCTTACTAACATATTAAAATCTATAAAATACAGAGCAAGAAAAAAAGAGATATACTTCAATCTGTCAATTGATGATGTGATGAACATTTTAGAACAGCAGGGCGGTCGGTGCGCGCTTACTGGCTACGAGCTAACTTATCAATTCACAGACAAACCAAGCCCGTACAATATGAGCATAGACCGCCTTGATAATTCAGGCGGGTACACAGTTGACAATGTGCAGATAGTTACGACCTGCATCAACTTTGCAAGGCATGAAATGAGCGTGCAGGAGTTTATAGACTTGTGCGAACGCGTAGTTAGCTTTAACAGTACAAAAACAAGAGTGTGATAAAATATAACTTGAATTTGTTTTAAGTTTATGCGTGATGCGTAGGCTTTGGGCGTGATGCCTTAAATTATTTTTAAATGTGATTAGCTGTGATAGCTAGTTTTCATGGCGTGAAGCCAAAAGGGAGAGCAAAGAATGTCATTAGAGTACAAAATCAGCGACTTGGAAAGTGTAGAAGAAAACTTGCGCGGAATGTATCGCCAGTCTGACGATGGTTACGTCCTAGACGTGACTGGTATACCTGCTCCGAAAGGTGACGGGGAAGGGCTTAAAAAAGCTCTCAGAAGTGAGCGAGAGTTACGCGACAAGTACGAGCGAGACGCGAGAGAAAAAGCTTCAGCGCTTGAAAAGTTGAACAAAGAACTTGAAGAAGCACGCAACAAGGGAGAATTTACGCAACAGGACTTCCAAAAGAAAGTCGATGAGATGGTTAAGGAAGTTGTCGAGCGAGATTTCAGCCCGAAACTTGCTGAGAAGGAGCGAATGCTACAAGAAAGCACGACAGCGCTGAAGGAGAAAATCCTACGTAGCGAGGTTGTATCAGCTATCAATGCCGAAGGCGGGATAGTTGAGAAGTTAGCACCGCACATTCTATCTCAG